GGGCGCTCGATGTCGACATCGGCCCCGGCATCCGCATCGAGCGCGCGCCGACCTATGACGCGGCGCCCGGCGACTACGGCTACCGCGGCCTCTCTATCAACCGGGCCGTGCGGACGAGGATCGAGGGCCTTGAGATCCACGGCTTTTCGGCGGCCGGGATGTGGATCAACTGGTGCTACGCGCCGAGCGTCACGGACATCGTCGCCACGTCCAGCAACCGCGCCTACAATGTCGACGACGGCGCCGGGTACGGCGTGAGGGTCGACCACAGCTCCTGGGGCAAGTTCCGGGACATCACCGGCTACGAGTGCCGCCGCACCCTGGATTTCCAGGGCACGCAGGGCGCGAGCTATCACAANNGTACACGGAGTATCGCGGCTCGAAGGGCGCGGACGTCACCTTCGTCCTCAAGATGCGCGGCTCCAGCGAGGTCGTTCGCGACGTGTCCGGCGCCGGCGAAGTCCGCGAGCTCATTTATTCTCTCCACGGCGACGGCGTCACCGCGGACGGATTGTACTATTCGGACGATACGCCGGATTGGGTCACACACAGCAAATATCAGTACGGCTACACGGCCGGCAAGCTGAGGCGTGCCCTATTCATCCACTCCGCCAGTACCATCGTGACGAAGCCGTGGCTTCTGAGCAATTTTGATCTGCGGGGCGTCAACGAGGCCATCGTGTCGATCACCGGATCGAACCGGTCGGTCGGCCCCATCATCCTGTCGGGGGCGATCAACATCATCACCGACAACGAGCGCGGTGATTTCCCGGTGTTCAATTTCATCCGCCGCGCCGGGGCAGGAACGATCAGGCTGAACGGCCCTGTCATAATCGGGAGGGCGTGCGTCCTCAACAAGCCGAACGCGCCCAAGACCGCCATTTACGACGTCGATTACACACAGTTCACTTCTTTCGGACCGGGTGCATACATCAAGCGCTCGCGAGGGGATGTACTCCTGCGGATCGCGAACAATTCGATCGCCAAACTGCCGGTCGGACAGTGGACTACGGCCACCGTCAGCATACGCCTTATAGGCAAAGACACGTCGCCCTACTGCGCCATGAAGCAAGGCCTGCTGTGGCAGGAGAGCGCGGGCGACAAATCGGAGGTACCGGCAAGCACGAATGTGGACATTCTCGCAGCGGCCCCGACCGGCACGACCGGCGCTGTCGGCAAACTCTCACTCGCGCTCGACTTCACGAACGGCAACTACCTGTACATCGAGAACCGGCAGGGAGCGACGCGGTTCATCGCAGTCGACTGCGACACGATCGTTTAATGGCCGGGAAAATTGACCCGACGCTGATGATCGCCGTGGCGGCCGCGAGGCGTGATGCGTAACGCCGCGCAGAGATAGACGCCGTCGTCCAGATTGCGAGTGATTCCCCTTCTAGCGAAGGAGCCCCGCCAATCCTCAACTGAGCCCGGCTCACAGCTTCCCATCCAGACCCGCCCTTTGAGGCGGGCTTTTCTTTTGTGCAAAAGGAAACACCAATGGCCCTTAATGTAGGCATCAAGCATATCCGTGACGGCATCGAGCCGCAGGCCGTCAACAAGGCCGACATGAGCGTCATCGGCCTGATTGGCACGGCGCCTGACGCGACCAATGCGTGGGAGCTCAACAAGGCCACGGAGCTGCGCACCAGCGACTCGGCCCTGCGGGCCGCACTCGGCAGCACCGGCACAGTCGTCGATGCACTCCCCGGCCTCTCCGCCCAGCTCTCCGGCGACATCGGCGCAGCGCGCGTCGTGGTCGTCCTCGTCGAAGAGGGCGGCAATGAGGATGAAACCATTGCGAACATCATCGGCAGCGAGGCGCTGAAGTCGGGCGTCTGGCAGTTCCTCGAAGCGCCGGAGGAGCTTGGACTGACACCGCGCCTCATCATCGTTCCCGGCTACACGCACCAGACTGCGAACGGCCTCGGCGAACTCGTCCTGACCGATCAGGGCGAAAACCTCACGGCCGTCCCGACGGTCAGCTTCTCCGGCGGCGGCTCCCATCCGAACAAGGTCCTGCCCACCGCGCATGCGGTGCTCGGCACGGGCGGCACCGCCAAGAAGGTTGTCAGCCTGGTGATCGATACCCGCGGAAAGAACTTGTCGGGCCCGCTCACCGTGGCGTTCGCCGGCGGCGGCTCCGACGGAGGCAAGGCGCTTCCGACGGCAACCGCAACTGTCGAACAGCTTGCCAACGGCGTCTGTGCCACCATGCCAACGATCCTTGATCGCCTCACCGCCAACTTCCTGCCGGAAGGGCCGACGTCCAGCCGTCAGGCGGCGATCGACTGGCTGGAGACGCTGCCCCGCCACCCCGGCATCATGCACCCGCTCCGGCAGGTGGCCAAGGTGCTCGGCAGCGACGGCGTGGTCGTGGAGAAGCCGCTGAGCCCGTACATCATCGGCAAGTATGTCAGCCGTGACGCCGAATTCGACGGCGTGCCCGGCCATAGCATCGCCAACCAGAGCATCAACGGCCTCGTCGGCGTCTCTCCGACGATCCCGATGAGCCTGACCGACGAGAGCGTGCTGGGCCAGGCGGACATCGGCCTGGGCTTCGGCATCGTGTTCCGCGGGGACGTGGGCGTCGATGGCGCGCTGACCGATGGCGGGTACACTTTCTGGGGTACGGACAACATGTCCGAGGCCAGCGAGTGGATGTTCGTCAACGTCAAGCGCATGCGCGACTATCTGGAGCTCATGCAGGTCAAGGCGATGCGGTACTACCTCGGCCGCTTCAACATCACGCTCCAAACCGTCGAGGCGATCATCAATACGATGAAGTCGCAACTGTCGGTGCTTCGCGCCAACGGCGACATTCTCGACTTCCGTGTCGCCTTCTCGCCGGACGTGAACTCGCCCGAGGAACTGCGCCTCGGCAACCTCGACCTGATCTTCAAGGCGGAGGAGCCGCCGGTGCTGCGCAAGATCACGCTGCGCTCGCGGCGCTACCGCGAGGCGCTGGAGAATATGACACGCCAGATTTCGGTGCTTCTCGGCGACTACGCCTGACCGAATATCTGCAATCGAGGGGAAATGTTTTTCGCCGATCTTTCCGACATATCTGACCCGGAGACGCCGATATGGCTTCTGAAATTCTGAATCTCGACGCGCATACCATCTTCGTCGGCGACGACGACCCGACGAATACGCTGCTGCTGCGCATCAAGTCCACCAAGCTGCCTGAGCTTGAGGAGGTGACAAAGGAGCATATCGCGAGCGGCGCGATGGCCCAGCTCGTCATCGGTATGCGTGTATTCAAGATTGCGCCATTCACCTTCAAGCTTGAGGGCTATAACCCCGATGTCGATCGCCGCTTCATGCCGATCACACCGCGCCGCATCAAGTACACGGTACGTGGAAACATCACCAATCTGCGCACCCATGAGGAGACCGAACTTAAACTCATCATCGAAGGCCGCATGACGAAACTGACCCGCTCGGAGCTGGAGCGCGACAAGAGCGTCGAGTCGGATTACGAAATCAATGAGATCACCTGGCTCGAAGAGTTCCACGGCGGCGTCGAGAAGACATATTTCGACTATTGGGCCGGTCCCGCTGGCCTGCGCATCGACGGCAAGCCTGTCGCCCCCACCCTCGCCCGCAATCTCGGCGCTGCATAAAGGAGGTCCCCATGACCGAAGAGACCGATATCAGGAAGGAAGCGCGGATCATCTCCCCGAAGGAGCGATCCGCCGATATTTCACTGGAGTGGCCGGTGGAGTTCGACGGCAAGCTCTATGAAAGCGTCACCGTGCGCCGTGTGAGCGGAAAGGATGTCGACGATTTCATCCGCGCCAGCGCGGCTTTGCAGGAAGGCGAGCGCCAGCCGCAGCTTCCGGTTCTCGATTTTCCGCGCGAAGTCTATGACGAGATGGACGATGATGACCGCTTACGTGTGGAGGAAGCGCTGCTCCCTTTTTTGCCCCGACGGTTGATGTTGGGGGCCGCGTTAGCCCGCGAGACGTCCGAAGCTATGTCCGAATAGTAGCCCGTCGCTACAGCACGCCGCTCCCCGACGTCCTCGCGATGGATTGGCTGGACATCATCGAACACGCGCTCGCCGCGAGTCACGAAGAGTATCTGGAAAAGATGCTCGAAGTGAAACTCGCCGGCGCCAAGCTCATCAGGTGACGAATGGCCCGGACTTTAATTGGCAGCATCCTTCTTAAGCTGCGCACCGAAGGGCTGGGCGAAGCCGATAAGGTCGCGCGCACGTTGCGCGACATCGACGCCGCCGCGCGCGCACTCGGCAAGACGCGCGCCGCCGATTGGGGCGTAGGCTTCAGCCGGCGGCTAGAGCAGCTGAAAACCACTCCGGACGAAATCGAAGCTGTTCGCCGCTCGTGGAAAAGCCTTATCGCTGACCTCGACAACAAGAACGTTGCGGAGGCGCTGCGAAAGCAGAATATTGCAACGTGGAAAACCGCAACGATTTCACACCTGGCAGCGGTTCGAAAGAGGGCGCGAGAAGCCGAAAAGGCTGTCGCCGCAATGAACCGGGTACTCGGCTTTGGGATCAAGCCGCTTATGGTTATGGGCGGGGGCTACACCGCGACATACATGGGGGGTGTCCTGGGCCGCGGAGCGCTGATCGCCGCCTCGAATGAGCGCCGTGTGCAGGCCGAAGCCAAATATGCCGGCCTGGATGCCGGTGAACGTGGCAGGATCGACGCTCGCGCCGATGAACTGGCCGAGCGGTATCGGCTCCAAAAATCGCAAATCTACGATGTGCTGAAGGAGGCATCTCTATCGATGCCATCCACGGACGCCGCTTTGGATGTCTCCGAAGAGATGGCGCGGGCCTACCTGGTCTTGTCCAACATGTTTGGGTCCGAGGGTGCGCTCGTCGGGCTACGACAGTTCAACAAAGCCATGGACAACATCGAACGGGTGACGCCAGAGGAATACCGGGACGGCCTCGAA